CCTCCGAAGTATCCTTCATCATCCACTACGATCTGCACGCAGTTCGACGGCATGATCCACAAGTCCATGACTTTGTATTCTCCGCCGTATTTTTTTCTTTTGAACTTCGACCTGACATATACATACGCATTTCCGAAGTGGTTTCGGTTCATCTCCACAGCATTCCAGAAAGCTGTGGGCGTCATAAATGGATTCGGTCTGTTTTTCAGCAGTTTCGCAACATCCGACAGTTCTGGTTCAATGATCCCTTTGTCTGTTTTTTGATAATATTTCCACGGTATTTTTGCCAGCGTTTCAGACATCATTTTCAAGCATGTGAAGTACGTTACTTCCGCCATCACATCCTTGTTTTTTCTTTTCACACCAAGCCATTCAAGAAATGATTCTTCCTTCATCGCTAGCGATGTTTCCACGGTGAAGTTCATTTTTTTCGCAATCCATCCTTTGAACTTCTGCCATACATTCAACCTGCATCACCCCCTCGCCTGTTTTTTCTTGCTTGCTTCATATAGTTTCAGCCATTCTTCGACCGATTCTGCTGTATTCTGTTTCACTTCGCCTTTCATTGCAGCTGTCCATGCGTCAATAATTGCATCTATCACGTCGATTCGTTCCGTCTGATACTCTTTGTCGATCTTGATTTCTCCGAAACTGTTGGAAGTTGTCTTTGCATTCGCGATCGACCATTTGATCATCGCGTTTCCATCGTGTTCCACATTTCCGGATTCAATTTCAAGTTTGAAATCAACCGTTGCATCATTCAGTGCCTTTGCTGACTGTGTTACAGCCACGCTGTCGAATCCCAATGCTTCCAGATCAGTCAGGAAAGCTGACGCATTATGTGGATCATAAAGAACAAATTGCACATCCAGTTCATAATCAGTGATAATTTTTTCCAAGTAGGTTAAAATATACCGATAGTCAGTTTTTACCCCGCCCATCGTTTCTGTTACCGTCACAAGTCCGTCGCGGATCCATAAGTCATATTCCGTCCGGTCTGTTTTGATATGTTCTTCAACCCTTCTTTTCGGTATGAAACTGTGTGCATGAACAAAATATTTTCTGACATCATCTTTCAAGAACGGAAATACGATCGCCAATGACGTCAAATCTCCACCAGCAGAAAGATCCAGTCCCACATAGCACTTCTGTCCCCGAAAATCTTCTAGTGTCTTCTTTGTTACGCCATTTTGCCACAATTCCATGTCTTTCAAATAGACATCATTCGTCCATTGAATCCACATGTTCAGCTGCTTCACAATGAAATCGCGCAAACTGGATCCGCCCATTTCTTTCGCTGTTTCAGCAATCGGAACCATGTTTTCAAGTGCTTCCGGATCATATTGCAGGATTGGATTCGCCTTGATCCAATTCTTCGGTGTCCACATGTCGTCTGTTTCATCCATTTGTGCGATGTATATGAACTGTGAATCATTGTGTGCAATGCCTTTCAGCACCTTCACGCAATATTCATACAATGCATAACATGGTGACTTCAGATCGAACCCTGCTGTCGTGATCACACTGATCAGCGCAGATTTCATCTTCTTGATTCCGCCTTCCAGAAGTTTGTACATCTGGTCGTTTTTGTGTGCATGGTATTCATCAACAATTCCAAGATACGGGCGGAATCCGTCGATCGACTTCGTATCTCCTGAAAGTGCCTTTATTTTGCTATGTGTCAGCAAACAATCTATTGTGCTGTTGTGTTCGTGTATGTTGAAGCATTCATCCAGATCAGGATCTGACCGGATAAACTTCACAATTTCATTGAATACAATCAGCGACTGATCTTTTTTCGTTGCTGTGCAGTATATCTGACCATATTTGTACTTCTCAAAATTTCCGTAATATGCAGCCAGAATTCCATTCAGAAAAGATTTACCGTTCTGTCTTCCAAGTTGCACATAT